TCAACAACTAAGGAGAGTTCAGATGCAAACCAAGATTCTTGCAGTATCGGGTGGGTTCTATTTCTTCGGAACGGAAGTTACCGCGCCGGAAGGCTACATTGCGCTAAAGAACGCAGCCATGTTCGGGGGGTTTGCCGGCGGTAAAGGTTTGCCCGGAGTTGCGCGCGGCGACAAGTCTGCCACGGTCACGCTTGACCGCTTCGCTGCGGATGAGGAGTGCCTGTTTCCGCTTAGTGCTGTGTTCGCAATCATTCCGAGCATCGATCTCTACACGTTCAAGAACACGACATTGCGTTGATCAGGGAGACAGACATGCTCAATCTCTTTTCTCCTTCCGTGCCGGTGCTCCTTGTCGGTGCCCCTGGTGTTGGGAAAACAGCAAGCGTGCAAGCGCAGTTCGATCATGCTGAAGTCGTACTCACGTCCACGCTGGTAGAGGAAGACATTTCCGGGCTTCCGTACCGTGAAGGAGACTACGACTACCGGACGATCCCAGCCTTGTTTCGCCGCCTGCACGATGCTGCGAATGCTGGACGCAGCACGGTTCTGTTCCTGGATGAACTTGACAAGGCCCGCCGGTCGGTTGCCGACACCTTGCTTACGCTGGTTGCATCAAGGAAAGTCGGAAGTGCGGAACTCCCGGCAAGCACGTGCATCGCGGCGGCAGCGAATCCTCCAGAATTTGGTGGCGGCGACGGCATCAGCGAAGCGATGATATCCCGCTTTGCGGTTATCGATTACGTGCCGGATGTCTGCGCCTGGGCGGCCTGGGCTACCGGACAATTCGACACACTTACGTCAGGATGTGTCATCGATGCGGTAAGGTCGGGCGAAGTACCGGTGTTCGACATGACTGGCGAGGGTCTTGACCGCCGCATCACGTCGCCCCGGACAATCGCGATGGCGTTGCGTGCGCTGGAAGCTCACGGCGGCGATAACCCGGTATTCGACGCCTTGATACGCGGGCTTCTTACACCGGCGACGGCAAGCCAGATCCTGCATCTGGTTCTGCAACAGGGTAACGAGGTGCTGGCTAAAGCGTCGCAGGCCGCTCGTCGCGCTACGAAACTTAAAGCAATCCAACCCGTGAGGCTGTAATGAAGCTGACCGCCGCTCCGGTTGTGCGCCAGCCGATGGATGTGATAGGCGCCCCTGGTAAAACCGACTTCACCCGTATCTTTATCGCGTCCGAACTCAATCGTGACGAGTACCGTACGACGCTTCGTCATGAACAGGCGCATGTGTGGGCGGGGCATAACCGTCGGCGCCCGCATAACGCTCGCTCCAGGTTGTGGGACATTGCGTGTGAAATGGAAATCGCACGGACGATTTATGATAGCCGCGATCTGGATATCATCGCTGCGCCGCGCTCACGCCTCGCAGGGGGGTATCTTCCTGATTCTCTCGACGGCTTGCCGCCAGATGCTTTGCTAGCCGAAGTGATCTACGAATGGTTGCTGGAGCAACCTGATAATGAAGTCCCTCTCCAGAAGTGTTGCGTGTGTTCTTGCGTTGACGATGCGGAAAACGAACAAGATGACTGCGCAGCACCGGAAGCGATACGCGATCAGCTCGATGCCGATGAAGCGGCACACGAATCTCAGATCGCGGCGGCATGTGCGTATGATCGCCTGAAAAACCGTGCGCCGTCGCTGACGGAAGCGGTAGACGCCGCCCTTCGTGTACGTATTGAACGCGAAAAGTCTTATCGCCGGCCGTCAAGGCGTTGCGCTGGAGATATCATTTCGCACGGCGCGATTTCAACGCCGAGGCCGCCGCTTGTCGAGATTTTCGTTGACCGCAGCGGCTCTTTTACACCCGAGAAAACTGCTGCTGCGGAACGGCAATTGGGCTTACTTCTGTCACGTTACGGCGCCACAATCAGATCTGACGTATGGTTTTTCGGGAATGGAAAGTTGACCCCTACAGACCCCGGTGGCGGCGGTGACACGCCTTATCCGCTCATAGCGCAGCACATAATCCGCTCAGCGCCCAAGCTGGCTATCGTTATTACTGACAATGATCCTGTGGGGCCTCTGGACGCCGTTGATCGCCGTACGATAGTCCTTTGTGTGCCTATCGGATGTCATAACACCACTTTGGCAAAAGCGATAGGCGGCCGCGACGTGGTGACGCGATGAAGTATCCGAATGGCTACGGCAACGGCTACAGCTACGGCTACGGCTACGGCGACGGCTACGGCGACGGCTACAGCTACGGCTACGGCAACGGCGACGGCGACGGCGAGGGCTACGGCTACGGCGAGGGCGACGGCTACGGCGACGGCTACAGCAACGGCTACGGCAACGGCGACGGCGACGGCGACGGCGACGGCGACGGCTACGGCAACGGCTGCGGCAACGGCCAATACCCTTACCGACTGGTGACGCGATGAAGTACCCGAATGGCAACGGCAACGGCAACGGCTACGGCTACAGCAACGGCGACGGCAACGGCGACGGCAACGGCAACGGCAACGGCAACGGCAACGGCTACGGCAACGGCTACGGCCACTACCCTCGCCAACTGGTGACGCGATGAAGTATCCGAATGGCTACGGCAACGGCTACATCTACGGCTACAGCTACGGCTACGGCGACGGCGACGGCTACGGCAACGGCAACGGCAACGGCGACGGCTACGGCTACGGCGACGGCTACAGCAACGGCTACGGCAACGGCAACGGCTACGGCGACGGCGACGGCTACGGCAACGGCTGCGGCAACGGCAACGGCAACGGCAACGGCCAATACCCTTACCGACTGGTGACGCGATGAAGTATCCGAAAGGCTACGGCAACGGCAACGGCTACGGCTACGGCTACGGCAACGGCTACGGCAACGGCTACGGCAACGGCTACGGCAACGGCTACGGCAACGGCAACGGCTACGGCTACGGCTACGGCTACGGCTACGGCTACGGTGACGGTGACGGTGACGGCTACGGCTACGGCTACGGCTACGGCTACGGCTACGGTGACGGTGACGGTGACGGCTGCGGCAACGGCCAATACCCTTACCGACTGGTGACGCGATGAAATATCTTAAAGGAAATCCGATATGACTATTGACCGCTTCAAAGCGTGGATGCAGGAGTCCACAATGGACGAAAAGGAAACCGTGGTCGCGGCGGCCGATACATCGCTCCAGCTTCTCTACCAGCTGGCTTCGGGCCGCCGCAGGGCTTCTGCGGATCTCGCGAGCCGGATTGCGCGCGGCCTTGGGCTGGTCGGAAAGAAGAAACGAAAAACGCCGCTTCCGGTCGTACTTCGCGGTGACCTTTGCGAAACCTGCTCGAAATGCGAGTACTACAAAGGGGATTGCAAATGATACGGCACTCGAAAAACGTGAAAGCGAGGCTGCTTGCTGTGCTCGCTAAAGACGAGTGGATTAAAGCGCAGGATATTGCTGCACGCATTGGCGAATCCTACGACCTTGTTGCGTACCACCTTTCCCGGCTCTGCATGACAGGCGAGCTGGAGCGCAAACGGGAAGTAGTCAAGCACGTCTTCAATGACGGCGGGAGCGTTCACTACGTGTATCGCGTGCCGCACGAGCAGCCTTATGTGGGCGACGTTGCGCCGCCGGCGTATCGCAATCTGCGCCTCTCCGAAAACCTGACCGGTTACGAAAGCACGCTTCACGCTTTCGAATCGCTTTGCATGACGGTGCGGCGATGAAACCCCTTCTTGGTCTTATTATGTGCGCGCCGCTTCTCGCGCATGCCGGATCGTGGTTTGACTTCGAAGCCGGGATCGGTGTCGCGCGCTCTTCCGACATGGGCGACGGCATCTGGATACAGAAGGGTGCGCCGGATAACCGCGAGCGGCTTACCACGCCAGCGTATCTCGCAGGCCTGACGGGGGATATCGGCAGTCATCTGTCCTGGCATGCGGATTATGTCTATTTCGGCACGCTGCGCGCGTCGGTGAATGGTGTACCGGATGCGAACTACAATCCGGTTACGCATCAGGTACACGACTTCACAGGCCGGTACAGCCCGTTCAACGGTCAGGGGCACACGCAAGGCGTTGCGCTGACCCTGGAGCCACATATCGACTATAGCGGCTGGCGATTCGGTATCGAAGCAGGCCCCTGGTTCTACTGGGCCACGTGGCACGAATCGCTGTACGACCTTGCGAATCACTGGGATAACCTGAGCCACAAGACGCACATGCAGATCGGCTACACGGCCGGTGCAAGCGTCTCGTACAGATCGGTTAGCCTGTCCTACCGGTATTACTCCGCCAGTCCATCCTGGACGAACGGCGCGCCCGGGCTGGTGACCGGCACCCACATGCTGGTGCTGGAGAAAAAGTGGTAGACTGGTTGCATCTCCTTAGTTGTTCTTTGAGGCCCGCTTTCGAGCGGGCTTTTTCTGTTGTGGGTTCGGGGTTTGCGGAGTAGCATGCTTGAACGCCGTTGAACAACCAAGGAGTTTCCTCGTGCTTATCCCTATCGCCGATGTTCTGGCGCTTATCCCTGTCTCCCGTGGCACCCTTTATAACCGCATGCAGGACCCTGACTTCCCCCGGCCAGTGAAGATTGGCGGCCGGGTGTTCTGGAAAAGCGAGGAAGTTCACGCTTACATCGATTCGAAGCAAGAAAAAGCGGAGGCGTAATGCCGCAGTATTTCAAAAACCACGGCGAGCGGTTGCTTGAACTGGGGTATCCGATTGTGCCTCTGCCGCAAGGTAGTAAGGGGCCGCGCCACAAGGGCTGGCAGCATCTCGACCTGAATGTGGAAACGTTCAGAAAAATGGCAGCTAACGGTTCGGCTGACGCCGGCGCCGGCATTCTTGCTGCGCGAGTTCCCGCCATCGATGTGGATATTCTTGACGAAGATGTGGCGGAGCAGATGAGCCAGGTTCTGGAAGGGATTTTCGGAACGGATCTGCTGGCGCGTGTCGGACAAGCCCCGAAATTCCTTGTTCCGTTCCGCACCTCCGAGCCTTTCACAAAGCTTTCTTCTAACCGCTACACGGACGGGACAAATGACCACCGGATCGAAATCCTCGGCGACGGGCAGCAATGGGTCGCCTTTCATACGCACCCTTCTACTGGAAAACCGTATTACTGGGGCGGCGGTCGAAGTATCCTGGACGTGCGGTGGAGCGACTTACCCGAACTCACACTCGCAGATGCTCAACGTGTTATTGACGCATTCGAAGTACTTGCAGCCGCGCGGGTTGAGTCTGGCCACTGGCATCTCCGCGCCACTCGACTGGTGGAGAGGGATTCCGTACCGCGAGGTCAAGCGCCTGAAAGCGATCCCTTCGCCGCGCACGCGGCTCCGGTAACGGACCTCACGCGCTCGCAGATCGAAGCCTTGGTGCACAAGTGCGACCACACGGATTACGAAGAGTGGATCGACGCCGGCATGCGGCTGCACCACCAGTACGAAGGCTCGCACGAAGGCTTCGAGATCTGGGACGCCTGGAGCTCGAACAGCCACAAGTACGATACGGAAGTCATGCGTCCGCACTGGGATTCGTTCGGGCATCGCACCGATGCTCCGAAAACGATTCGCGGTCTGATCGAGCGGCACGGTCAGCCTGCCGCACCTGAGCACAAACCTCGCGCCGACGGTTCCAAAAACCCGTTCGCGGTTCACGAATGGTCCGACTACAAACAGAATTACCTTTCCACGCCGTGGATCGTCAAAGGCGTACTGCCTCAGGCTGAGGTCGGCATTCTTTACGGCCAGTCGGGATCAGGCAAGACGTTCTTCGTGCTCGACATGGCGGCATGTATCGCGCGGGGCGCGGACTGGCGCGGACGCAAGGTCAGCGACTGCCGGGTTGTATACGTGGCCGCCGAAGCACGCGAAGGCATCAAGAAACGCATGGATGCCTATGACCAGCACGTCAGCGCTGACGGCAGGCGCCCGGACATCATTGCATGTGCGCCGAATCTGCTATCAACCGATACGAAGCAACTGATAGAGGCTATCGGGTCTGCCGGGCTGATTATCCTCGACACGATGGCGGCTTCCCACTCAGGTGACGAGAATAGCGCAAGGGATATGGGCCTCTTTCTGGCTGCATGCAAGGACATCAGCCACGCTACCGGCGCGATGGTGCTCGCCGTACACCATACAGGCAAGGAAGACAGCAAAGGCATGCGCGGCTCATCCGCCCTGTTCGCGGGCGCCGATTTTGTCATGGAGATATTCAAGAACAAGGTAGGCGATCGTTTCGAGCACGGTGCCATGCTTTCCAAATCGAGGGATGACGTAACGGGGACCAGTTTCGGGTTCGAACTGAAGCGCGTAACCGTCGGCGTGGATGACGAAGGCGACGACGTAACCACCTGCGTGATCGAGCCAGTACAGAAGGAGGTCAGCAAGACGCCGAAAAGACCCCGGAAGCTGGCTAATCTTGAGGATTCACGATATGACATGCACAGGGAGATCCTTACAATATTTGAACGGATCACCGACGAATCGCCTACCAGGGTGGTGACTGACGATCAGTTGCTGGAGGCCATAATCAAGAAGTTCCCGAGTAAACTCAGGCGCAACATGGTGCCTCTTGTGCTGAGGTTGGAAGAGTTCGGCGTAATCCGCCGAACCGAAGCGGGGCTTAGCTTAGCGGACGATGACCTTGACGCTTGCTGACTTTGGCTGACTTCTTGCTGACTTTCTTGCTGACTTCTTGCTGACTTTCTGATGTTGCTGACGTGTCTATAAGACGTCAGCAACGTCAGTAACGTCAGCAAGCAACTTTATAGAACGGAGATTGGACGATGAACCACGACTGGACTGACGAAACTGTAATGCAAGCGCTTATCATGCAGACCCTTAAGCTGATGCTGAAAGAGCAGAATACGGATCGGGTCAGCGAAGAGGGGCTGATCGCCCAAGTGGCCGAAGTTCTGGATGGGATGGGTAAATGACGAAAAACGATTCGGTATTCTGCTATGCCTGTGGCAGGGAGTTCACCATGCCGCTGGTCGCGATGGTGCGCCGCCAGCACCGATGGTGTGATCAGTGCGTTGAGAAGGCGGACAGGGAGTTACAGGAAGCCGCCCAGCGGGTTGCCGCAGGGCGGAGAAGGGCGGAGGTTAGTGAACGGGAGCAAAACCCAGCACAAGGGCTGGATTCGCGTTGAGGAGAGCGTCACGGTCTTCGAAGCCGGTGAGGATAGCCAGACGGTCGGCCATGGCTTCGAGGGTAGGAGGTTCGGCCGAGCGGAGCGTGCCGACCATGATGTCGCCCGGGGTCAGGATGGCGTAAGTGATCATTGCAGGCAGATCCCTGAGTAATCGACGGTGCGACGCACGACCCAATGGCGTTGCAGCTCAGGCAACCAGGGATCGATGCAGGTTAGCTCCATGTAAGCGTTGGCGAGCAGGATGATGACGGTATGCAGTTTCACGATGCCACCCGCGTGATCGAAACGATTGAGGCGTGCACAATGCCAAGCTGCCCGGCCCATGCGATAGCGTTTTCCTGCGCGTTTTCAGGGTCAAGGCCCAACGCGTGAACCTGCAGACCGTCCGCGAACTTCACCAGATATTCGTTCACTTCCATCTCCTCGCTGTTGATGACTGAACTATAGCAATTGCTATAGAAAATTCAAGAGAAATTTTCCACTTCGCATCACGCGGATTACGGTTAGTGAAACGGGTTACGGATTATGGTCGTGCGTATGCACAAGCAAAGACTTGTCCGGTTCTAGCGGTTTGGGTTCAGATTAGTGCGAAACGGACACCGGTCCGCGCCCCGAAAACATCGATTACAAACCGTAAACTGTCATCGAACTGAAAGCTAAATTGAAAGGCGATTGACAGTTGGCGAACAGGGGTTCCAGATCAGATAACGCCAAAGTGCGTACGCACAGATCGTAAGTCGTTGATTCTAAAAGAGTTAGCGCTGTTACAACAATTTGTCATAATGGATTTTATCAACCGTTCTACCGCAATTCCAGTTCAGATGAGAAGCATTCTTAACTCTGGGAATCGCGAAGCCGTCGCTCCGACGGGGTGATAAATTTTGCACCCCCTATTCCCGATCCGCGAACCGGAAAAACATCGATGAACCCGAACAGCGATATACTGTCGGCAAATTCCAGTTCGCTAACCCCGGAGCGCGGCCATGCCAGGCGAAAACGGTTACTTCAAAAGCGTCGACAGCAATCCGCTGCTGATGCCTCTGCCTTTTGGCGCGACGCTGGGCCGCGTGGGCGGACATTCGCGCGTGGCGCTCTACGGGCACACCCCGACACCTGCGGCGAACACAGACTGCTGGGAAGGAGCCGCGCTCTACCCGTTCCAGACCGTGGCAAGCGTTCTGGAAATCCTTTCCGCTTCAGCAAACGACACGGCGGCAGGCACCGGCGCACGTTCGATGATGATTCAGGGGCTGGATCTGAACTTCAACCCGCTTAGCGAAGTGGTCGTGATGAACGGCACAACGCCGGTTCAGACGGCCAACAGCTACCTGCGGGTGAACGGGTTAAACATCCAGACTTCCGGTAGCGGCCACGTGAATGCGGGGGATATCACCTTGCGCCTGACTGGCGCAGGCGCGACCCAGGCGATTGCGCGGGCAGGGTACGGCTACGCGAAGCAGTGTCTCTACACCGTGCCGGCGGGTTTTACCCTGCTGACGACCGACGTGTTGCCTGAGTGCGGCGGTACGAGTGCGGCAACGGGGATTGTGTTCGCTTTCATGCGCGTGAGCCCTACGCTTCAGATCCAGATCACGAACGAGTACACCACCAACCCGGGCAACCCGGTACAGCGCTCAATCATCACGGGCGCGGTTGTGCCGTCCACCTACGCTGTGGTTATGCACCTGTCGCGGCTGAACGGTGCACCGACGGAAGGCTTCTGTTCGCTCAATGGCATTCTGGTCGATAACACCCAGCTGGTATGAGCGCTACCCTGCTGAAGTTCCAGAAGAACGGCACGCCCGCCGTGCTCGCGGCCAATCTTGAGGCTCAGGCTGACCAGATCGATTTCATGCTGGTTGTGTGCGTCATGAAAGACGGCGGGATAAAGCACCACTGGTCGCAGATTCCGAACAGCCTGACCGCGCTCGGCGCCGCCGAGACGCTGAAGCAGGCGATGCTCGAGGCTTGCGACGAATGAGTTTCAACGCGGCTGCCACGCTTCGGGTTATCTCGGAGGACCGGGCGCTGGCAAGTGCGATGGTGTTTCCGCACCGGCATCCGCAGAAGAGCCCGCGCGCGCACGTCGAGATCATGGACGCGTGGCGTAGTCAGGATACCTACGTCCTGATCGAGATGTTCCGCGAGGGCGGCAAGTCCACCCTGTCGGAGGAGTTCCTGCTGCTCGAAGCCGGGTTTGGCAACTTCGGCTACTGCATCGTGATCGGGGAGAACTATACGAAAGCCTGCCAGCGGCTTGAAGCGATCAAGTTCGAGGCGGCAAGGAACACGAAGCTGCTGGCGCTCTTCGGCAAGATGGCGAAGGTGGCCGGGTGTCTGTGGAACGAACACCAGTTCGAGCTTCCGAACGGCGTGCTGCTCGAAGCGCATGGATGGGAGGAGGAGTTCCGGGGCTTCAAGTGGCACGATATCCGGCCAGATCGGGCGTACATCGATGACTTTGAGAACAAGGAGCGGGTCAAGGACAAGGCGGCGGTTGACGCCTCGATGCGCAAGATCTACCTTGAGCTGGTGCCAGCGATGGACAAGGAGAAGGGCAAGATCCGGGTAACCGGGACGCCACTGGCCGAAGACTGCGCCATTACGCGCATGCGCGGCAACCCCGACTGGACGACGCTGCGCTTTCCGATTTGCAACGGCGAGATTGACGACCCGAAGACGGAAGCTACGTGGCCTGACCGCTATCCGATGTCCTGGATCCGCCAGCGGCGCGATGAGATGGAGCGCGCGGGCCAGCTGCGCGGGTTCCTCCAGGAGTACATGCTGATGGCGATCGGCAGCCAGGACAAGCCCTTCGAGACGGAGCATATCCATGAAATCGCAATCGACCCGGCGCCGTGGTTACCTAAAACTCTGGTGGTGGATCCTGCCCGTACCGCTAATGTGGGCAGTTCTGACCGGACAGGCAGAGTGGTTCTTTCTCGGCTCGCCACCCGGATCTACGTGCATGCCAGTTCCGGCGAATACTGGAAACCCGACCAGATCATCGCCGACGCCTTCGCTACGTCCGCACGTTTCGATGCCGCTGCTGTGGCGATAGAGAAGAATTCGCTGGACGAATGGCTGCTGCAGCCTATGCGCGCGGAGATGCTCAGGCGTGGCGAAAGCCTGCCGCTGAAAGCTATCCAGGCGCCGCAGGACCGTTCGAAGGAGCAGTTCATCATGGGCCTGCAACCGTTCTTCGAAGCCGGGGATATCGTGCTGGTCGGCGGGCGCGGCGCGCATCCGCAGCTGGTCGCGGAGATCCTGAACTTCCCGTCGGGCAAGCGGGACATCCTTAACGCGCTGGCGTACGCCCAGCGGGTTTTCTCGGGAACGGTCGTGTATGAAGACTTCGGGCAGCACAATCTCACGAGCGAGTATGAGCCTTCGTCGCGGCACGCGCTTGCTCTGTGCTTCAACGCAACTGGTGCTGAAACTACCGCTGTGCTGGTTTCTGTGGAAGGCGAGCGGATGGTTGCCGTTGCCGACTGGATTTCGCCTGTCCCTCCTGCTCAGGCTGTCCCGGACGTTAAGGCGCTCGTTAGAGCGGCTTTCCCGCGCGCGAAGCTGAGCTGCTGGCTGCCGGCCGATGTGATGGACCAGCAGGACCGCATGCCGCTGATGGCGGCGCTGCGGGCCTCCGGCCTCCAGCCTATGCGCGGCGCTTACGCCAGCATGGCGCGCGGTTGCCTGTCGCCTATGATCCGCACCGAGATGAAGGGCCGCCGGCTGTTCCTCGTGGACTCGAACGCGCGGCACACGATGAACGCCATGGCTGGCGGATACAACTTTCCGGTCATGAAAAACGGCGTGCAGAACACGGAACCGGAGCGCGGGCCCCACCGCACGCTGATGGAGGGTCTGGAGTCGGCGGCTTCGGTTATCTGCGCCAGCGCTGGAAATAGCTTGCCGGATGACTTACACTCTGCTAGAAATCCGCAAGGTGCAACTTACTTTACCTCTCTTCCCAGGAGAAGCTGACATGGCCGTTTCCCGTACGATTACCCCAAAAGCCCCGTCGCAGAACCCGGTTGGCTTCTACAAGGGCCAGCAGCAGGGCGGTGCCCAGGGCAAGCCCGAGAAGGTTGGCGAGAAGCTGACCGGCGGCCCGATGCGCGAAGTGATGCGCCGCAAGGGGTTGTGATCATGGGCGGCCGGAAACGTCTCAGCCCTGAGCGCGCAATGGAGAGACGTAGCCTCCAGAGCAAGTCCGTCACTCCCGCGCGTCAAAAGGGCGCTTCGGGCGCGACCGTGGGCGGTGCGGGTAACGCAAAGCGCCCGCCAAAGGGGAAGTAGCCATGGAATCCAAGAAAGGACGCATGTCGCGCGTCTATACTGGCGACAAGAAGCCCGCGTCACCTGAGAAGGTAAAGCACGGTGACAAGATGCCGGAGCGCGGCGAACGGACTTCGAAGCACAAGACGCCCCGCATGGGAGGCTGACATGATGAAGCATCATAAGGACGGCAAGAGCACGTCCGAGTCGCGCGACGTGCGTGAATTCTTCGGGCAGACCCGCAAGAAGCCGGAACCGGACGACAAGCCGCGCCGCGTGCCGAAAGACAAGAACTCCGGAACGAGCGTCGCGAAGCGCCTCGCGGGTAAGGTTATCGGCTGATGGCTCGGAAAAAAGACGAGAAGAAAAAAGAGGAAGAAAAACCGGTCATCGAGATCGTGGATTCGCGCGCCATCGATGCGGAGCGATTAGACGAAAAGCTCGAGAATTTTGCGGAGGACCTAGGCTCCGACGCAATGATTGAAGCGGGCAAGTTGTACCCGAAGATTCAAAAGTCGTATGAGAACAAGCAGCAGCAGTCCGATCATGTCGAAGAGTACTGGAACATCTACAATGCGATCCCCGACGAAAACCAGCAGTACACCGGCAATAGCCAGTGCTACATACCGGCAGTCCGGGACGCTATCAACGCTCGCTGCAAGCGCACTCTTGCAACCTTATTCCCTGCCAACTACAAGCATGTCGATGCGGTGGGACCCGCAAGCGTCACCCCTTTCCCGACTCTCGCCTTACTTGAACATTACATCCGTAAGACGAACCTGAAAGATATCGTTCGCGCGGATCTGCTTTCGGGCGACGTGACAGGGCAGTGGATTCTCTACGTGGACTGGATGCGCACAACGCGGCGCATCACCGAGCTGGTCAAGAAGCCGCCCATTCTCGCCAGCGATGACGGGATCGAAGCGGAAGATGTGACCGTGGACGAAGAATGGGACACGGAAGAGAAGGAAATCGTTGACGAGATGCCCGACATCACGCCAATGGCGGTTGACGACCTGGCGGTCTATCCGCCCACGGTGAACGACATCGAGCGCGCGACCGCTACGGCGGTACGCCTGCGCCTGTCCAAGGACTCCGTCCAGCAGTTCATTGACGAGGGTGTCTTCGTCGGCTGGAATGCGAAAGAAATCATGGACAATCTGAACGAGCCGGACGGCGGCCGTCAGAAACGCGTGCCGAACAAGCGCCGCACGGCAGATGCCGGCGTGCGCACGGAAGGGACGTACAAGTACGCCCTGATTTACGAAGTTCACACGAACCTGGAACTGGAAGAAGGCAAGGGCAAGGAGCCGTGCTTCATCTATTATGCCGGTCCGGAAGTCATCCTCGGCATTATCCGCAACCCGTTCTGGTCAAAGAAACGCCCGATCATCACGGCGCCGGTGGAGCGTATTCAGGGTACGGTGTACGGTATCTCGCGCGTCGAGCCGGTCAAGTATCTCCAGTGGAATCTGAACGATTACTGGAATATGGGCCAGGACAGCGCGCAGTACGCGCTGCTGCCTATCGTCATGACGGACCCGCTGGCGAACCCGAACTACCAGAGCATGGTGATGGGCCTGGCTGCCGTATGGCTGACGAATCCGCAAACCACGGAGTTCGCGCAGTTTCCCGCGATCTACAAGGATGCCGTAGCGCTATGCCAGGCGATCAAGTCGCAGATCCAGGAATCGATGGACGTGAATGACGCGATGCTCGGCAAGATGCCCCCGGGGCGGAAGAACCAGGCGCAAGCCGCAGCCCAGGCCCAGTCGCAGGAGTCGAACATTATCGATCACGCGAAACGCTACGAAGGCTGCATCCTGAATCCGCTGCTTGAACGTATGTTCGAGCTTGACCGCCAGTTCCGCACAAAGGAACTGACAGTGGTGACGATGGGCGAAGTTGGCGCCCGCGCGAAACAGGAAGAAATTCCGGTACAGGCGTTCAGCGAGCGGTACTTCTTCCGCTGGTGTGGCACGGCCTACCAGACCGGCATGCAGCGCATGCAGCAGATGATTGCCTGGATGAACGTGCTGCGCGGTATCCCGCCGCAACAGCTCGACGGCCGCCGGTTGAATGTCGGTCCGATCCTGGAGATGGGCACTGAACAGATCTTCGGGCCGGAAGTGGCGCCGCGCATCCTGATCGACGAACGCAACCTGTTCCACGTCGAGCCGTCAGACGAAAACCTGATGATGCACAACGGTTTGCCTGCGGAAGTGCATCCTGCGGATGACGATCAGCGGCACATCGCCGAGCACATGCAAGGCGCGACACTCACCGGCGATCCGGCAGGCCTGTTCCGCGCGCATATCCAGCAGCATCAGCAGGCGATGAACGCGAAGATGCAGAAGCAACTCGGACCGCCCCAGCAGCAACAGGGCCAGCCGGGGGTTCCCGGCGGCGCGGGACCGGGTGTGGCCGGAACGCCGCGCCCCGGCGCGCAACCGGCGCAACCCCGGCCTCAGGGGCCTGCCGGTATGGTGCATCCCGACCAGATGGCCGATCCGGCAGCGGGGCCGCGATGATCGCACGCTCGACGCCATGGGGCACAATCCAGTTCGGTGACGCGTTTTACCGGCTCACCGAACTGGAGCAACGCGCCGTAATCGCGCATGAGGAAGGGCACATCCACCACCGGCACGCGCTCAAACGCCTGTGGTGGCTGGCTTCGTTCCAGTGGAAAGGTTTCTTCAAGCGCTGCGAAGCACAGGAGCTGGAAGCCGACCGGTACGCGGTGGAGCGCGGCCACGCGGCCGGACTCATCTCTTTCCTGTTCCGGCAGGGACTGCATGTAAAATCGGACGGATATCCGACGCACCGACAGCGCATAGAGGCTATCCATGTCCGATGAATTCCTGATCGTTCCGTACAAGGTGCGTGCCGCCGGTACCGACGTGCCGCCGGAGGAAGTGCAGGCGGGTATCAATTCGCTTGCCCAGCAGACCACGATCGCGCTGAATACGCTTTCGACCCAGGCGCAGATCCCGTCCGGCCCCGCCGGCGGCGACCTTGGCGGAACGTACCCCAACCCGACGGTTACCGGTTCGCATATCACGTCGGGCACCCTGTCAGGCGTCGCGATCACCGCGAGCACGGTTGACAGCACGCCAGTCGGCACAACGACCCCTTCCACAGTAGCTGGCACCAGCGTATTCGCAGGCGGCGGCACGACACCGGCGGTTACCGCGACCGGTACGCAGGTCTGGAACAGCCCGAGCCCGACCGTCCAGTTTATCGATTCGATCCGCAGTGCAGGCAACAAGAATGCCTTCATGACGTGGGGGTCTACCGTTCTGGCTTTCGGGTTCGCGAACGATGCCTTTACCAGTTTCACGAACGCGCTGACGATCACCGGCGGTCAGGTGTCCGGCATCAGCGGCATCACGTCTACGAGCGGGTCTGGCGCATGGGCGCACACGGGCGGCTTCAGCGCTTCGGGCGGCATCAACAGCACGGCAATTGGCGCAACAACGCCGAGCACAGGCGCATTCACGACTTTGACAGCGACCACGCCTGTAGGCGTGGCGAGCGGCGGTACGGGCCGCAATACCCTTACGGCGCACGGCGTTCTGTTAGGCGAAGGCACGGCGGCGATCAATCAGACGGCGGTTGGCACGACGGGACTGGCTCTTATCGGTCAAACCGGCGCCGATCCGGTTTTCGGTTTCCCGACTGGGGCACTGATTAACGTTCAGGTTTTCACTTCGACAGGCACCTACACGCCGACTGCTGGCACAAACAGCGTTATCGTAGAAGTTCAAGCTCCCGGCGGTGGTTCCGGCGGTAACGTAGCCACCGGCAGTGGCCAGAACTCGGTCAACGGCCCCGGCGGCAGTGGCGCGTACGCAAAGGTTCGACTGACAAGTGGCTTCTCGGGAGTTACGGCTACTATCGGTCCTGTTGGCGCTGCGGGCGCCGCTGGTAGTAACGCGGGTGGCGCAGGCGGAACAACATCGTTCGGCGCTATCATTTCCTGTCCGGGCGGCGGTGGCGGCGCTGCCGGTGTGATCATATCGGCGGCACCGACCGCGGGCGCTTTGGCAGGTGCCGGAGGAGCGACACCAACTGTTTCGTCAGGCACGGTACTGATGTCTGCCAAAGGGCAGTACGGTACGCCGGGACTCGATCTGGTATTGAGCACTTTTATCATCTGGGGCTTCGGCGGCAGCAGCTTTTTAGGGATCGGATCAGTTTTTGCCGGCACCACCGGTTCGGGCTACGGGTGGGGCGCCGTAGGAAGTTTTAACACCCAGAGTACTGCCGCATCAGCCGGTGCGCCCGGCGGCCCGGGTGTTGTGATTGTCTACGAATACGCATGATTGACAATTTACGTTGTAAAGCATATAACCGGCGAAAGCCCATCCAGGAGCATATCGTGCGAAAAACCCGTCTTGCCGAAATGATCGGCGCATTGTTTCCGGCGATTCAGGGTGCTACTCCTGTCATCGCAGATAACGGCTCGATGCCGGATCAAATCAGTCTGATCAACGCTCTCATCTCAGTGAACCCGTGGCCGGCGACCGCGTATAATCTCGATGTCCACACCGGCGCCTTTACCGCCACGCAGCAGCAGATCATGGCTGCGGAACAGACCTACTTGGCGTTGTCGATTACCGGTGCGGCTGCGGTAACCTTGCCCACCGTCGCGACGTTGCTTGCAACGCTCACACCCCAGCAAGCCGTAGTAGGTTCGACGACCACGCTGCGCATCATCAACGCTACTGGTTTCACGGCTACTGTCACGACTAATACCGGCTGGACGCTTAACGGCACGATGGCGATTGCCACTACCGTGTGGCGCGACTTTACCGTTCAGATCACTGCTGTTGGCGCAACGCCTACGGCGACTATCCAGAATGTCGGCGCTGGCGACGCTACGTAAGGACACGACAATGAACAAGCTGCTTAAAAAGCTGCTAGGCCTTCTCTTCCCCGGGGTTGACGGAGACGTCGATGAACCTGATCTTCCTGATCCTGATACACCTGATCCCGATCTCCCTGATGACGACGATCTGCCTGAGCCTGATCTTCCTGACGATCCTCCGGTTTCTGCCCGCACACGCCGTGATGATTCTGGTGAGCGCCTGGCTAGGCTGGAAGCTGAAGTCGAACGCCGGGGCCGCCTTGCGGCAGAACAGGCCGCTCGTCAGCCTGCTCCGGTAGACACGGAGTTCCAGCGCGAGGAAGAGCGTCTCCGGAACCCGGAAACGTCAGAGATGGAGCGCTGGCAGATTCAGGCCAACCGCACGTTACGCGACACGCAACGCCAGGCGCAGCAGGCGATGTTCCAGGCGCAGGACATGTCTGACCGGACGCGCTTCGAATCGAAGATCGCGAGCGACCCGCGCCGCGCGAAGTACGCCGACCGGGTGGAAGAAGCGATCCGCCAGGAGCGCGCCGCCGGCCGCAATGCTGAACGTGAAGCCGTGTACTACTACATGCTCGGCAAGGATATCGCGGACGGCAAGCTCAAGCCTAAGGCGAAAGCGTCGGCTACGCCTAACGTCAACCGGGGCAAACCGGCTGGCGTGCGCAGTGACGTGCAGGGCCGGGGTCGTCCTACCAGTGATCGCGACAAGCTGCGCGCGCGGCTTGAAAACCAGAATATTTAACCCGCAGAGGAAACCATGAAACTGCTCCGCAAACTGGGCCTCCTGTGGGCCTCGCTGTTCCCTGGCGTGACTAACCAGTCAACCAGTTTTACGGCAGACGTTGAAGCGTACATCCAGGAAGAAGTTGAGCCGCTCGCGCGCCGCCAGCTGGTAGCGTACCAGTTCGGCAAACCGCTGAAGCTTGACACGAATCGCGGTACGACCTACACGGCTTCGCGCTACCAGCGCCTGCCGTTGCCGTTCGCGCCGTTGCAGGAAGGTGTTGCGCCTCCGGGCGAGGCGATGGCCCTGCAACAGGTCTCGGCAACCGCCCAGCAGTGGGGCGATCGCGTGATCATCACCGACGTTGCAAACCTGACCATCAAGCATCCGCTTTTCCAGCAGGCTTGCGAACTGGTCGCGCTGCAACTGCCGGAAACGCTGGAGCGTAACACTTTCAACACGCTGATGGCGGCCACGCAGGTGAACTACGCCAACGGCAAGACGAGCCGCGCGAACCTGCTCGCCACCGACGTAATGACTCCGCATGAGAACAACCGTGTGGTTGGTACGTTCCTCACCTATGGTGTGCCCCGGTTCATGGGCGACGAGCGCGAAGACATGATGATCGAGGCGGGCGCGTATCGCGATCCGTCGAAGTCGCCCGCTGTCATGCAGCACTACATTGCGCTGATCCACCCGCTGTCGGCGCAGGACATGCGCGAAAACACGACCGTGGTGAACGCCTGGTCGTACAGCGACGTGAACCGGCTTTACAATAACGAACTGGGCCCGTTCGGCGGCACGCGCTTCGTTGAGTCGAACATGATCCCGTTCTTCACGGGTGTGGCGGCGATCCAGGGCACCGCGTCAACTTCGGGCGGTACGCTCGCGACGAACGCCGGTTACCAGATCATCGTGACGGCCTCGCCGGCACAGACTTCGGTTGAGCAGCAGATCTATCAAGTGTCAAACGCGATCAGCGTAACCGGGCCGACCGGCTCGATTTCGGTTGTCCTGCCGCAGCTCGCGGGCTACGTGTTTAACATCTACATCGGCACGTCGGCCACGCCGTCGAACCTCGCGACCGCGATTGGCCTCGGCGTCCCGGTTACCGGCCCGCTCGCGGGGCAGGCTACGCAGCTTCTGCCGAACCAGACTGTCACCCTGACCGGTATCGGTGTTGCACAAACCCCGCCGGCTGCGCCGGCCACCGGCGTATCCGTGTTCCCGACAATCTACATAGGTAACCACTCGTACGGCCAGGTGCTGCTTGAGAACCCCGAGTTCCACTACCTGACCGGCGCCGACAAGTCGGACCCGCTGAACCAGACCCGCGTGGTGAGCTGGAAAGTGTTCTACGGCTCGATCATTCTCAACCAGGCGTTCCTTGCCCGTGTTGAGGCTGGTTCGGCCTTCAGCAACACGTTCTCTGCTGGCACCGTGACCACCCCGTAAGGAGCCTGACTGATGCCCCCGCGCACCCCGAATACCCCGCCGCAAGGCGGGGATGAACCCGAAGAGCTGAACGCAGGCGCGCCGGAAACTCAGGACGAGTTGAAAGCGCGCATCGCGCAGCTGGAAGAAGAGCTCCGGCGCAGCGGCGCCGCGCGCCTGATCGCGGAAGAAGAATCCGCGCGCCTGTCGGCGCAGGCCCAGTCCAGCATGCTGACGACCAACGTCACGGAACGCTTCTCGCGCATCGCGGAAGACGGTTCGGACGTGTACTGGTATCGTATCGATCTCGCGCCGTGTGGCGGGACGGAAATCAAGATCAATGGTGTACCGTATTACCACGGGTCGACCTATGAATTCCGGACCGATCTGCTGCGCTCGATCAAGGAAATCGTGGCTCGTACGTGGGACCACGAAAACAACATCATGGGTTCGAACGAGAATGCCTATAAAGTCGCGCAGGATCGTATCCTGCGTGGCGGCGAACGCCGACACTAAGAGGAATCGATGAGCGAAAAAACTACTGCCGTACTGGGTAACTTCCAGATCAATCTTCCGGGCCCGAACGGTGCTTCCATGTCGATTAGTGGCTATCTGTACGCCGATGAGTCGAAAGACTCGCTGGACGACCGGATGGACGTGTGCCGCGAGTCGCTGATCCGTCAGCAGCAGGCACTGGAGATTCCGGTACTGGAAGAGCGTCTGACGCAGCTTGAACGCACGAAGACGCAGATCATGGAGGCGTATGCCGACTTGATGGAAAAGCAGAAGCGCAAGCAACTGCCGTCTGCTGAAGCGTCGCACCTGAAGAATTACCCGACGCAGATCAAGCACATCGATGAAGAAATCGCCAAGGGTAAGGCGAAGATCGGCATGGTCAAGAAGGCGGCGTAATGGCGTATCTAACGTCTGCTCAAATTGTCACACTCGCATGCCAGATCGCGAAGTGCCCCGGCTTTCTTACGCAGGGCGGGCAGTTCTTGAACATGACGTTGGAAGACCTTTGGTTGCACCGCGATCTGAAAATTAATCGCAAGACTGAACAGATCGCGGTGCAGGCAAACAATTTCGGCCCTTTCGTTTTGCCGCAGAACTATCAGCGCACATATGACCTGTTTTTTCAGCAGAACAACCTCCCGTACTTCCTGAATCCGATCAGCACTGAAGAGTACGACCAGGAATTCAAGGATCCGTCTATTGCGAACTATCCTTACGAGTTCATGACGATCCTGTATGACGAAGTGCAGGCGCTGCAACAGAATCCGCCTTCTGCCGGCCAGCTTTTCATCTACCCGCAGTCCAGCGGCTTCATTTCGCTGACGCACCGGTATATGGTGAAGCAACCGGATATTGCGTCGCCTGAATCATCGGCTACCATCCCGTGGTTTCCTGATCAGGATTACCTGATTTCGGCCACGGCTAAGCGCTTGATGCAGGTCACGGATGACACGCGCGAAGCGGAGTACGAGGCGCGGTGCGACAAGATGTTGCGCATTCACCTGATCATGGGCGACGGGGACGAGCAGCAAGTCGTTAAGTCCGTGCGCCTCGACCCTCGGCGCTTCCACTCGAATCGCACGCTCAAACCGACCAAAATTACCGACTAGGAGACCTTGTGGCGATCCGCAACGGCCAGCCGGTACGCTTCACCGCCAAGGGCATCTGTGACGCATTCGACGCGACAGACGCGTTCGCGGGCGCATGCGCACTCCTTCAGAATCTGGTTTTCGACCAAGCAAACCCTGAAGTCGTAGTGAGTCGCCCCGGTGTCGGTGCGCCTGCTACGTCGTTTGCAGGTTTTACGACACCGACTTTCGTCACGCTTGTCGGCGTGATCGGCACGGTCGCCTACGGCATGGTCTCGACCGCGCGTAATCCAGGCCACGATGAGCCGTTCGCTTTCGATCTGGTCGGCGGTGTGTTCATCACGATCAGCGGCGTCACCGCCGGCAATACGCCTACTTCGCCCGCGACAACCGGCGCTTGGACGCCGCCGACGATGACGGTTGTAAGCACCAAGATCCTGATCACGCATCCGGGCTTTAACGGCACCGGTACGAATTTCTTCGGTGTGATCGATATCTCGACGCCGGCCACGCCCGCGTGGAGTTCCGCGAACTTCGCGACGAACCCGCTCCCCGGCGTACCGACATCGGTTGCGAACTACAACAACCGCGCGTTCTTCTCTTACCTGAACGTCGATTATTTCAGCGATGTGCTCGTGCCGCTCACGCGCACGAACGCTACGCAGTCGCTCACGCTTGGTGACACGACGCCGATTACCGCACAGTCCGGTCTCCCGATCCAGACTACCTCGGCGGGCGTGGCCGGTGCGCTGATCGTGTTCAAGGGATCCAACATTTGGCAGATCACGGGCGACCCGACAACGAACAATCTGGCGCTGAACTACATTTCGCTCACGAAAGGATGCATCGCGCCGCGCAGCGTTGTTCAAGGTGACTTCGGTATCTTCTTTGCGGGCATCGATGCGCCGTACGTGCTGAACTTCCTCGGCGTGCTGTCCCCGCTGTCGCACACCCCCGGCAATGATGGCGTGGCCGATGTGCAAGTGCCTTTCCAGAATGCGATAACACCATCGCGTATCGCAGCGTCGTTCTCAGGAAACGTTTTCCGGGCGTGCCTCGCGACGACGATCCAGGGGGCGCAGCAGACAAACGATTACTGGTACGATATCCGGCGCAAGCGCTGGAACGGCCCGCACACATTCACGTACGACGCTATCTCGCAATTCGGGAACAACTTCGTACTCTCGGGTATCGACCACGGCGCGGCGCTGTTCATCAGTCAAAGCTTGCCGCTAACCACGAGCACGTATCTGGACAACGGTACGCAACTCATAAGCCGTTTGAAGTCTTCGTCTTTCCCGAAGACCGGGCACATGCAGATGGTGCAGGTAGTCGAATCCACGATAGAATTCGCTTCATCCGGTTTGTCGGTTCAGTACCAGATAACGGGCTACGACGACCAGAACAACACGCTCGGTTCCGCGCAGGTCACGACGCCGCCGGTCGGTATCACGTGGGGCGGCGGGGCGTTGTGGGGTAGCGGTTCGCTCTGGACAACGGCGCAGCGTATCCCCCACGTCTACACGATCCCCTGGGCGGCTCCTCTAGTTTTCCAGAAGATGGCGGTTGATGTGCAGGCATCATCGTCTAATAGTCTTTCTATCGGCACGTTCTTCGCCCGGTACCAAGACACCGGTTACACGAATCAGGGGTAGTAAATGCCTATCATCGGGACGTTACCGAATAATATCCAGAACGGCCAGGCGGTGGACGCTACACCCGTCATGGCTGATTTCAACTTCATCATCAATCAGGTGAACGCGAACGGCAATCCGATAGGTACGCTCACGGCACCTAGCGGAACGTCGATGATGTTTCAGCAGAACTTCGCCCCTACAGGGTGGGTAGCGCAAACCGGTGCGCAATACTCCGATGCTTTCATTCGCTGTAACGTGCCCGCAACGTTCTCAGGGCCGCAGGGATCAGTGGGCGCGTCTATGCTGATTCTCGGCCCGATTACAAGCGACGGTCACTCGCTCACCGTGGGCGAACTGGCGGCGCACAATCACAATCTGACCGACCCAGGACACACGCACACAGATTCAGGCCACGCGCACGTGCAAAATGACGCGACATACTACAATTTCGCGGGTATCGCAATCGGGGCGGGCGGCGGAGCAGTTACCAACACTAGTCCGGGCGTAGCCACGCATATCGGGAACGCCGCTATCGTGGCAAATACGACGGGGATATCCGTGCAGAATGCTGGATCTGGTACCGCGCATAGCCATACCTTGACAGCCAATTGTAAGTTCGTGGACCAAATCGTGGCGGTGAAATCGTGAGGAAGAAAGACCCGATATGCCCTTTACTCAAGAAAGAATGCCTTGGCGACGGGTGTATGTTTTGGGTTCATATGCTCGGGCAGAATCCGCAAACAGGGCATGAAGTAGACCAGTTCGATTGTTCGATAAAGTGGCTGCCAGTCTTGCTGGTGGAAAACGCGCGGCAGACGCGCGGCGCGCAAGCCGCAGTGGAATCAATGCGCAACGAGGTAGTACAGCGGCAAGATGCACTTAATAACGCCGTGGCACTAAGCCAACGGCAACAGGCCAAGCAAATCGGGGAACAGGAATGGACGACAGAACGCTGACCGAAGGCGATGTCAAGGCCATCGTTGACGAACTTGAGAAGCGCGCCACGCAGCGCTTTCAACTGAACGTAGGTCGGGGCGTTATCGGCCTCGCGTGGAAAACGGGGCTTTATCTGGCGATCTGGCTTGCAGCCTACGGCGCCGGAGGCGGGTTCAAACGGTTCTTTAACTAGGAGCAACACCATGTTTGCTGCAATCGAAGCTGAGTTTAATGCCATCGTTGCCGATGCGCGCTCGATCCCTGAGAAACTGGAAGCACTGATAGGCCTGCACACGCGGTCGCAGGCGGTCGAAGCGCTCGCCACGCCGATGACGACCATCATCGAGGATGCCAGCAAGCCGACTGTTCAGAAGGTCACGGAAATTCTCACGATGGTAGGCAAGCTGTGAGCTACGATCCGGTTGTCCTCAAAACACGGCTCGAATCAGAGGAAGGCCGCAAGCGATCAATCTATACCGACACGACAGGTAATGTGTCGGTCGGGATCGGGCGTAATCTGACCGGCGTGGGCGTGAGCGATGATGAAATTGAACTGATGCTCTCGAACGATGTCGCGCGAGCGGAGGCTTTCCTTACCGCCAATCTGCCCTGGTGGACCGGGCTGGATGACGTGCGCCAAAGCGTGCTGATGGACTTGGCGTTTAACATGGGCGCCGAACTGCTCCAGTTCCACCACATGCTGGCAGCGGTTCAGGCTTCGGACTGGAATACGGCGTTCAGCGAAATGCTGAACAGCACCTGGGCGACGCAGGTTGGGCGACGCGCGCAGAATCTCGCGCGCATCATGCTCACAGGGAGTTTATGACATGGCACTCGATCCGATCACGGCAGGGCTCGACCTCGCCAGCACGATTGTTAGCAAGATCTGGCCCGACAAATCGGCGCAGGAACAGGCGCAGCTCTCCGCCGTGCTATCGATGATCACGGCACAGACGGATATCGATAAGGCCGAAGCGTCGAACCCCGATCCGCTGGAGCACTGGCGCGGCGGCCTCGGCTGGGTCTGCGTGCTAGGCTACTTCTGGAATTTCTTCGCGGAGCCGATCACAAACGCGGTCAGCGTGGCTATTGGGCACCCGATGAACCTGCCACCGATGGATCTCGGCCAGCTCAGCACGCTAACGCTGGGCATGCTGGGCCTGGGCGGCATGCACGCCTGGCAGACGGTGAATGGCAAATGAAGCAGTACCTGCTCAACTTCGCGATCCTGCTGGATGAGTGGGGCAACACGCTCACGGGCGGCGATCCGGGCGAGACGATCAGCAGCCGCGCAGGCAAGGCCTCGAAAGAAGGCAAACCGTGGGCGTGTGTCCTGTGCCGCTTTCTCGATCTGTTCCAGAAGGATCACTGCCTGAAATCCATCAACCCCGATGACGGCTCGCGTGCCGTGGTGAAAGACTGATGAACAATCTGGTGAAAATCGCGTACGGCATCGATACGGCGCCGCTCCTGCTCGAACTGGCCCGTCAGCCGCGCCTGTGGAACCGGCGCACGGCGCGCAAGGTCGCGCCGGAAACGCCACACGCCGCCATGGATGACATCTGGCTGCGGTACAACGATGAGAAGCCGTTCAAGGAAAAGGGCGACTATACCGGGTTCAACGACGAGCACGACGCCATCTTCTACCCCGAGTGGTACGCCCTGCCCAGCGCGCGGCCGATTGTGTACGCGATGATGGCGCGCGTGCAGGCGGTTCGCCTTGGCGGCGTGATGATCACCCGCATTCCGCCTGGCGGGCAGATCGAGCCGCACGCAGATAGTGGCTGGCATGCGAAGTATTACAATACGAAATTGTATGTCGTTCTCCAGTCGAATCCGCAGTGCGTGAACCGCGTGGAAGAAGAGCGCGCAGCGATGGCACCGGGCGAGGTCTGGTACTTCGACAACACGAAAGAGCACGAAGTCGTGAACGACGGGCCGGACGACCGGATCACCCTGATTATTTGCCTGAGGTGCGAAAAATGATGAGTCCAGCCTTCGCGACTGCGCTTACCAACTTCGGGATCAAGCATCACTCGGCCGGCGGCATCTACATGCGCGAGCAATCGCTTTCTGCCGGCGATGAAGTTGAGAAGCACGAACATCCGTACGACCATCTGAGCTTTCTGTGCAGCGGTTCGGCAATCGTGGACGTGGATAACGACATCCAGTATCTGGAGGGCCCGTGCGCGCTGGAAGTGAAGGCAGGCAGGAAACACCGTATCCGGGCAATCACCGATATCGTCTGGCTTTGCATCCATTCTGAAATTGTTGCAGATCCGGAAATCATCAAGGAGTAGACCATGCCTTGGGGCGCAGTGGCTGGAGTAGTAGGAAGCGTAGCCGGTGCTGCGGTATCCGGCGCGATGGCTCCCGGTACGTCCGGCGGTAACAGCGGCGGGAGTTACTACGTCCCGACCGGGTTGCAATCGGCGGATACGCAATGGCAAGGATTGCAAGGCCAGAATTACAACACGTACATGGGTAACAACCTGAACCAGTACGGGTATAGTTCGCTCGCGCAAGGGCTGGGAGCAAACCAGCAATACGGGCCGGGGTACCAGAATGCGGCAAATGCGGCCGGCGGCCAATATACGGCGCTCGGCCAGCAACTGGGCGGTGCCGCAAATCTGGACTTCGGCGCGCAACAGGGGCTGCTGAACGCTGGCCAGCAGGTTTATCAGACTGCACTCGATCCGCAGAACGCGCTGTATAACCGCACGGTTCAGCAATTGCAGGACCAGACCGGTGCCACGAACAGCATGTATGGGCTGGGGTCCAGTGCTGCCGGTGCGGGTGTTGCGAATCAGGCATTGGGCAACTTCAATATCGATTGGCAGAACCAGCAGCTTGCGAGGCAGACCCAGGGGCTTCAGGCTTACGGGCAGGCGGCAGGGCAGGCTGGACAGCTTGGTGGGCAGGGCGGCGCGCTCGGCGCTGCGGGGGCGGGCTATACGCTGCAAGGCGGGCAGGTTCCTTACCAGACTGCGCAGAGCGTCGCAGGCGTGCCGGGCCAACTAGGCAATACTTACGGCCAGTACCTGAACCAGAACGTATACGGCCCGGCGCAAGCCATCCAGGATCAGGCGATTCCGTACATGAACTACGGCCAGGGGGCGCAGGCTGTTCCTTACCAGAACCAGACAGCCGGCGCGGGCGCAGCCGGCGCACTAGTGTCGCAAGGCATCCAGGGTATCGGCAACAATCCGCAAGTACAAAGCTCGCTCGGCAACGCATTCTCGAACTGGATGAACCCGGCAAGCGGATCGTTTAGCGGCGGCAACTTCTCCGGGGCGTTCAATTCCAGCCCATACTATAGCGGTGGCGGGAATAGCTACGGCTTCACGATGTAGGGGAACGACATGGCAGGGCTAGGCGGACTCCCGTATTTCATCCAGTATCAAGGGGACTTGCAGCAGCAGGCAGCGCAGCGTCAGCAGGCGCAGCAGCAGCTTATGCAATTCCAGCAGGCGCAACAGGACCGCCAACGGCAACAGGCCGCCCAGGCGGCGGTTGGTAACGCCTTGCCGCAACTTACGGCACCGCCTCCGCAAGCTCCGGCTCCCGGTCAGGCTTCGCAGCCCGCGCCTCAACCGCAGCCGATGCCGCAAGGGCAGATGCAACCGCCCCCACAAGGCGCAGCGCCGTTGCCGGGGCAAGGTCCGGCTCCAGGCGGCGTGATGCCTCCGTTGCCGCAAGGCCAGATGCCACCAGCTGGCGTCCCGCCTTTCCGGCCTATGCCGACCACGCCGCCCCAACAGCAGGCGCAACCGGCAGGGATTCCCGCGCCCCCGCAACAGGCACCGCAAGCCGCGCCACCCCAGCAAGACCAGATGGAAGGCGGCTTCTCGCTCTCGAATATCATCCAGAGCGGGCAAAAGCAAGGCCTGTCGGGAACGGATCTGTATGACTACGTGCAGACCATGGAACCGTACATGACGGCCCAGCAGAAAGCGAAAGCGGATCAGTTCAAGACGCAGCTCGAACTCAAGAAGCTCGATGCGGAAATTGCATTGCACTCACAGGCGGCTCAGAACCAGCAACTCTCGCTCGCGGAGCGCGAACGACACGATAACGCACTGGAGAGTCTGGCAAGCCGCCGCGCGGATATCTCGCAGGGGCACCTGAACATCAGCATTTCGAAGGAGGGCGGCGCGCAGGCTGCACCTGAAGCGCAAGGCGATCCTCTCAGCCCGAAGGGTACAGCAGGGTATTCGAGCGACGCAATCAAGGCGCTGGGCGACGACTACGCCGTGCGCGGCCCGACCGCGCTGGCAGGGTTCGGCTACAAGAACCTGCCGCCGGCCGCGCGCGCGGAGATCGTCAACTACGCTGCGGCGAAGAATGCCGCCGGCGGGCAGAACTTCGCCAGCAACAAGATCCAGTACGCAGCAGATACCGCCGGCGCGCGGGTCAACGCCCAGCAGGCGGCGAAGACAGATGCCGCATCGAACGCACTGACCAGCCCCGGCGGTATTGGCGATCAGTTCCAGCAGGCTATCGATGCGCTTGACCGTACTGGTATCCCGATTGCGAATCAGGCGCAGATGCAGGCGCTTCGCCTGTCCAATGATCCGCGCGTGTCAACTTACGATACGGCGATGAACGGTGTCGTGTCTGAATCCGCGCAGATCCTAGGCCGTGGACAGATCACCGTGAACTCGATGGAGGAAGCCCGCAAGGTGGTGAGCGGCTGGCATACTTCCGAACAGGCAAAGGCGGGCCTTGCGCAACTTAAGCGCGAAGCGGCGACCACGGTTAAGGCTTCGAGCGAGGAAGTTGCGAAGTCGGCCCGGACGCCGAAGGGCCAGCCCGGTGTCCAAGCTGGCGGCCCTGCTGTCGGTTCCGTCGAAAGCGGATACCGGTTCAAGGGCGGTGATCCGGCATCGCCGTCCAGCTGGGAGCGTGTGCAATGATGCCTTGGGAAAAATACGCGGCGCAAGCCGCACCTGCCGGTGCACCGGAAATCCCCCCGTGGGAGAAGTATGGCGGAGCGAAAGCCACTCCCGCTTCCGGACTGGAAAAGCTGCCGCCGGAAACCTCTCCCGGCAACCAGGCTGCGCCGAACACCGACACGTTGGGCCAACGCATCCTTGGCGCGGGCGAAGCGGGCCTGTCTGCTGCCACCGGTGCGGTGGGCGGCGCTGCCGGTCAGCTCTACGGTATCGGCAAGACACTCGCGAGTGGCAAGTTTGGTACGCAAGCCGGGGTTCAGCAGGGCGAGCAGGCGGGCGTAGGCCTTGCGAACAAGCTCACCTACCAGCCGCGCACACAGACCGGGCAGGCGCTCACGGAGGGCGTTGGCAAGGCGTTTGAAGCGTCACGCCTTCAGGGCTTGCCCGTTGAGGCCGGAACGCTGGGCCGGATTGGCGAAGTGCCGCGCGGCGCTCTGGCGACGGGGGAAGGTATCTCTGGTGCGGCAGGTAAAGCAGGGCAGGCTGCTGGCAAGATAGCGGCAAAGGCACTTCCGGCTGTCGATCCGGAAACGGCCGCACTCGCACGCGACGCGCACGCCATGGGGCTGCGCCTTACGCCTGACCAGGTGGCGGGCGGCAAGTACGGCAAGATGGCTGGTGAAGGCCTTTCGTCCGTCCCGTTGTCCGGCTCGAACGAGAAAGCCAATGCTGCAGTATGGCTCCAGAATCTGTCGAAGCAGGCGGGCGTGAACGGCCCGAAGCCGACGCCTAAAGCTTTCGGTGAAGCGACGCAACGCGTTGGCGAAGGCATCGGCGCGCTTAACGAAAAGTACGATCTCCCTCTTGATCGACGGACGATAACCAGTCTCAAGGTAAGCCCGCGAGGCAATTCTCCTGAAACGCTTGGTGCGGTGAACGGTATCGTCAAGCGGATACAGCAGCAGGTTGAAGGTAACAACCTGAACGGTACGGCGTTCCGCAAGATCAACACCTTGATGAACGACAAGATCAAATCAACTTCAAATGCTGACACGAAATACGCGTTGCAAAAATTGCAAAACAAGCTGCAAAACCTCCAGGCCGAACAGATGGTCCCTGCTGACAAGGCGCAGCTTCAGGTACTGCGACGCCAGTACGCGATTCAGCGCACTATCGAACCTCTCGTAGCTAAAAGCCTTACAGGTGACATTGCTCCTTCAGCACTTCTTGGTGCTATCACAGCAACAAAGGCCGGTAAGGCCGCTATGGCGCGCGGTAAGGCCGGAGATTTCGGCAAGCTCGCGGCAATCGGCAATCGCTTCCTGAAAGAGCCGAAATCTTCAGGCACTGCGGAGCGCCGACTGGTTCAAGGCATACCGCCAGCGCTCGCCAGCGCAGCCGGAGCGGGCGCAGGAGTAGCGGGCGGAGCGTCGGCCCTCCCGGCGATCCTGGGCGGTATAGGCGCCACGTATGGCGCGGCCAACCTGTACAATCGCGCGGGGCCTGCGCTGACGAATGCACTGATCAGCAGACCGCCTCAATGATCGTGCGCGGCGGCCAGGAACATGCCGACCATCATGCCGAAAAAGATGGAAGGGATGAAGCCGATGTGTGTGCAGATGAAAAAGAAGCCGAATATGAGCGTCAGGCCCAATGCGAATTCGAGTAGTCCTTTCATGGTGATCTCCTTAGGTAGTGAATCAATGATATACTAAATCATTGTGAAAAGGAGAACATTTTTTGAAATCACGCGAATGGCTACTCGAAAATCTGGAATACGAGTCTAAGACAGGAACCCTACGATGGAGAGTCTGGTCCCCCGGCCGCAGGCACGGCAAGGCCGGCTCGATAGGTACGAACGGTTACGTCATAGTGGTCGTGGAAGGGAAACGCCTTTTGGGCCACCGTATTGCGTGGACGATGGCCGAAGGGGAAATACCGGAAGGCATGGAGGTAGACCACCGCAACGGAAACCAGGCCGACAATCGGCTCGTTAATCTCCGCCTCGCGACCCGATCACAAAATGCGCGCAACGGCAGGCTAAGAAAAAACGCGACAGGATTCCGTGGAGTGTACGCTACAGGAAATGGCAAATTTCAGGCTATGGCGAGTCTAAGCGGAAAGGTGAAAGCGCTAGGTACTTTCGACACCGCCGAAGAGGCGTACCGTACGTACCTTAAAGCTATCCGCGATGACGAATTTAGAACGGAGAACTCCCGGTGAAGATACTCGTGATCGACGTTGGATCGAACGCACTTGACCTCTGCATGCGCTGGCAGCAGCAAGGTCATGAGGTCAAATGGTACGACAAACCGCGCCCCGATGGTACCGACCGCCGCGCGGGCGGGGGCCTCGTCACGAAGATCACTGATTTCGCGGATCTGCGCAAGAAGTGGATCGGCTGGGCCGATCTCATCTACACCCCAGACAACGTTTCGTATCTCGATCTGCTGGAGCCGTACCGCAGGATCGGTTACCCGATCTTCGGTTGCAACCTTGAAGCCGTGGAGTGGGAACTGGACCGCGAAGTCGGTCAGAAGGTCATGGAAGAATGCGGCATGGCGATCATCCCCGGCAAGACGTTTCATGACTACGATTCAGCTATAGCTTACGTAAAGAAGCAGGGTAAAGCGTTCGTCTCCAAGCCTTCCGGTGACGGCGAGCGTGCAATGTCCTACGTCGCGAATAACGCGGCGGATATGGTCTACATGCTGGAGCGCTGGAAGAAGATTCCGAAGTACGTGAAAGCGGCCCGCGAAGAGGGGTTTATTCTCCAGACCAAGATAGACGGTATGGAAATGGCTGTCGGCGGGTGGTTTGGCCCTGCCGGCTGGAGCAAGGCCGGGTGGGTTGAGAATTTCGAGAACAAGAAGCTCATGAACGGCGATCTCGGGGTCAACACCGGCGAGATGGGCACAACCGTTCGGGTTGTCCGAAAGAGCAAGCTTGCTGATATGGTCCTTAAGCCAGCCACGGAGCACCTGCACCGCGTCGGGTATGTCGGTTACGTTGACGTGAATTGCATGATAACGCACGACGGAACCCCCTACCCGCTTGAATGGACGATGCGCGACGGCTGGCCGATCCGCCACAACCTGACCGCGCTGATTGAAGGCGATCAGGCGCAGTGGATGCTTGATCTGGTCAACGGCCGCGAGACCTTGAAAGTGAAGACTGACACGGTTTGCATTTCTGTGCTGATGGCGCTGCCTGACTTCCCTTACTCGAAGATCACGAACAAGGAACTGTGCGGAATCCCGATCTATAATGCCGAAGATATGGGGCATCTGCACTGGTCGGAGGTCATGATCGGCGACGCACCGCGCGAGGTCAACGGCAAGGTGGTTACTCTTCCGGGTCCGGTTACCGCTGGCGATTATGTTCTTGTCGCCACGGGGCAGGGAGAGTCGATAACAGGCGCACGCCGCAGCGCGTACAGCGCATTGAAAAAGGTGAAGATACCCAACTCGCCCTTTTACAGGACGGACATTGGTGGGGGCCGTTTGAAAAAACAGCTTCCCGATCTTCAGCGTTTGGGCTACGCGACTGGCCTTTCATATTGAGGTTCCTATGCCTGATTGCGGGCTTTGTGGGCGAGACGTTTCAACCTGTAGTTGCGACTTTGGAGTGATTCAAAATGCCAATGAAATCGAAAGCACAAAACCGCGCCATGCATGCCGCAGCTTCCGGGAAGTCGAACCTCGGCATCCCGAAGAAGGTCGGCAAGGAGTTTGTGAGCGCGCAGCACGGCAAGAAAGTGCCTCCGGTTGAGAAAGTGCAAAAGAACCAGAAGTCGCACTCTACGCCCAGGAGGAAGAAATGACACGCCGTGCGATGCGCGCTGGCCTGATCTCCGAAGATTCAATCAGGCGGGTACTTACGGAAAGTAAGGGAGATGTATTCCTCGCAGCTTGCGCCCTTGACTGCACAGCTAGAGAACTCGATCTGTACATCAGGCGTTCCGCTGGTCTCCAGGCGTTCGCAAGCAGCATTGAACAGGTCAAAGTCGATCCCGCCTACTCGCGTATGAGCGTTGAACAGTTCGAGAACCAGGTTGAGAATCTGCGGCGCGCGTACCGGGTCGATGGCGTTAACGAAGTCCATAAACTGGCAACGATGGAGTTCGGGGATAGTGCCGCCCTCGCCAAAGTCAAACTCGATGCTGCACTGGCCCTCGCCGGGGGACCAGTAAGGGCGGGGACCAGCAGCGATACAGAAGTAGCCCTTGCTGAACTGAATCAGTTGTATCATCAGAATGCTCCTCGGATCAAAGAGATACGACAGACAGTGATCACGTATTCAGGTGATCGGGAAGTGACTCAACCAGTGATCGAACTGCCGCCAGATCGTTAAGCGCAGTCTCGCGTTTCTTCTTCAGCACCTTCCAGTCCGGTTCTGTGTCCGGATAGCGCTGTATCTTCTTCAGGCCGATGTAGCCGAACCGGGCCATCTCTTCAACCGCAGCCTTGAACCCCGCTTCGGTGACCGCGCGTTTGAGTACCGGGCCACCCTCCAGCCAGTCCCAGGCCGGGACAAACTCATCGCGTTCCGGCGCCAGTCGTTTCTGGATGTACCAGAATTCGACAGGCTTCAACGAATTCTTCAGGTATTGCAGCTGGAGAACCGGCAAGCCCGTTTCCTGTGCGAGTTCGACATTCGTCATTTCCTTACCGCCGCAGACGCGCCAGATTGCCTCCAGCAGGCCTACCGGCGGGTGGCGCAGGTCTACGCACTCCTCGTGCGTGCGCCACGCCCGGGGGTGCGGTACGACGCCGTAGGCGGCGTTCTCGACGTGCACGCGGTTCAGCCGATCCGTGTCATAAGGACATTCGACCATTACCGTCACGTCGGCAGGGATGCCAAGGTGCGTATCCTGCGCAATCAGGATGCCGCCCTTGCCGCCCCATTGGAGCCGTTGGTTCGCGGTTTCTGGTAACCAGCTCGCGTACTGGTAGAGCGGCAGATCGGCAATCGTCTTCGACATGAAGAAGACAGGCTTGATTGTCGTGTATCCGCGATTCAGCACCACGTGGGTGAACTGTTCGTGTGCGCGGCGCACGGACGCCGCCACGTCGGTTGTGGTGAAGAGTTTCATGTTAGGCGTTTAAGAAGGTCCTGGGCGTCCTGAACAAGATGACGCAGCTCGCTCCAACCGCCACGGTCGTCTAGGTCCTGAAACCTTGTAGCGGAAACCTTTCGCACAAACGCCGCCATTTCGAGCAGCGGTTTCGTATCGCTGCGCAGCGGGGCGTACAGATGCTCTGTCGCTTGCGCCGCTGCGGCTTGGCTCTTGATACCCGCCACAGTGGGCAATTCCGCGTGTGCATGCATCAGCTTTGCCTGATTCGCAACTTGCTGCTCGACGTTCACAACTCGTTTTTGCAGGTCTTCGAACACCGCAATATAAGCCTTATTTCGTGCTTCTAAAATCGAATTGCATGTCTCCTGCCAGGCTTTGACCGAATCATAGTCCATTACTTTCTCCTTTTTATTGCTTTCATCAGGATCTCCTGCACTGAAGCCTTGCTTTCGAGTCGCTCCAGCACATCGAAATCCACCGTATCGTTTGCCAGTATGTAATGCAGGAATACCGGCCTATCGTGCCCTGCCTGCATCTGCCTGGTCGGGCCTATTCGCTCAATGATCTGCTGGTGTTCTTCCAGGTTCCAGTTCACCGAAAAGAACACCAGGATGTTGCCGCCATCTTGTAAATTAAGACCGTGACCAGCAGAAGCAGGATGAGCAAACAGAACCGGAATTTTCCCTGCGTTCCAGCTTCTAATAGTTTCTGGATCGGAATCAAGCACGCGGCCGCGAGGAAAAGCGGACTTAAGACGAGCAAGATCATGCTTAAAGTGATAAGCGACCAGAACGGGAGCGCCTCCTGACTCCTCGATGATGTCATCCAGGGCCTGAATTTTCGCATCGTGAACCTCTGTCCAGTTTCGTTGTTCATCGGTATAGATCGCGCCGTTTGCCAGTTGCAGGCACTTTTGCGTCTTGCTGGCCGCGTTCAGCGCTTCCACTTCTGTAGGTCCGAGATGCCCCTCCAGTTCGAGGAACATCTTCTTTTCCATATCCCGGTATTGCTGCCGCGCCTTGTGGGGCAAATCCACCGTGATGCGGTTCGTGATCGGGACTTTCAGATCAAAGTAGTCTTTGGCGTCGAGTGAAAGACAGACATCGCGAATCAGTTCCTGTATCTGGTCTTGCGCCCATGCTGTCGGTTCGATCTCGCCGTTGTAGCCGCGCTGGAACCACCGTTGCTTGAAGGCTTCGTATGATTTCCCCAGACGCTCGCCGCCATCAATGAACCACATGATGCCCCACAGGTCCTTGAGTCCGTTAGGCGCTGGCGTGCCTGTCAGACCAATCCATCTGTCAACTTTCTTGAACGCAACTTCACCAATAGCCTTTGCACGAGCGCGACCCTGCTTTACGCGGAAGCCTTTCAGTTTCGTTACCTCATCCGCGACTATCGTCTTGAACGGCCAGGGGCGAGGGTTGTACTTGAACCAGTCCACTAACCACGGTACGTTTTCGTAGTTGATCGTGAAGATCGCCGCATCGTTCCGAAGTGCCTGCGCTCTCTGCTCAGCTGAACCGATGATCGGTGAGACCAGTAAGTCAAGCTTCCACTTCTTGACCTCATCCGGCCACGTACTCTGTGCAACCCGTAGCGGCGCCAGTACAAGCGTCGGAGAGGAGTCAACGAGTGCAAGCGTTTCGAGGGCTTTGAGCGTCGATATCGTCTTGCCGAGGCCCATAGGGACAAAGGCATTGCATCTCTCCTTATCGAGAATATGGTCGATTATCAGTTTCTGGTAAGGGCGAAGCTCCATTACTTACGCCCGCGCCAGAACAGGAGGATCGCAGCGTTAAACATTCCCCAAACCAGAAGTCCGATTGTCAGTGCGCTCATGATTCTTTCCCTATGAAGTATTCGACGGATTCCTTGCTGTCCACTACGTACACCCGGCACTTCGCTTGATGGAGCTTCTTGTGCTCGCGCGCCTGATCAGCACGAAGTAGTTTTCCGGGCGCCTTCAGCTCGACGAAGGACACCCGACCGTCGAAGACCGCGATACGGTCAGGCACGCCCTTGTGGCCGGGGCTGACGAACTTGCGTTGCAGACCGCCGGCTTCGCGCACGCGCCTTATAAAATACTGTTCGATTTCGCGTTCTCTCATCCGCGCCACCCGAACAGCAAACCGTAAACGACGCCCAGGGCGAGTACACCCAAAGCGACCTGAATGATATCGTTGCGGGCCTGTTTACGCGACTGGTAGTGAGAGTACGGGCCGAACGCTTCCTGAGTCGTGCGCGGGGTGCGCCTATAGTGTTTAGGATCACGATTGAACATTTTTCCTCCGTTGTTTCTTGAAACATAGCAGTTGCTATAGAGAAAATCTAGTCTTTTCTGTACCGTTGACCCTCAAACCCGGCTGCGGCAAGCGGCAAACCTGTCGTCCAGGGCGAACCCGCTGACAGCAGTTCAGACAGATG